ACCGGATAGTTAGTGTTTGAGGGCGCGTTGTCAGGGATCAACGCAGTGCCCGTGAACGTAGGGCTCGCAATCGGCGCGTAGGTCGTAGCGGCTGTCGCGGCAGACAATGCGTCTGTGATGCCATAGCCGGAGAGCGTTGTCGGTGTGCCGGTAATATCCGCCCAAGCGATACCCTCAATGCTGAAGTCGTTGACGCCAGCCACGTCGTCATACGTGCCAATGGTCACGTTGGTCGAGGTCATCAACACGAATTTGTACGCGACACCTTCGGTCAGCCAGATTGCTTGCGCTGTGCGGCCTGCCGAGTTGAGCACAATCGGGTTCGTGTTCGGCGTACCGCCCGTTGAGTCGGTATACGTCGCCTGCGGGGTCGTTGTGCCAGCCGCATACGTCCAGAGCTTACCGCCTGAGAGAATGTTGCCGCTGTTGTCGAAGAACTGCGCGCCGACACCAGCGAACGGTGAAAGAAAAACGCTCATATGTACACCTGCATCACGGTTAAAATGACAGATGGAATTGCCGGCACGGGGGCCGAAGCAGCAAACGCCTGTAACTGCACATCAATACTGTCAACAGAGAAATATAACTGAAAGTAGTCGCCGTTGGATAATGGCAAAAAGTAGTTTGCCGCTGAGAAGATTTCCGCGTTGTTGCCTTGAATTTGGACTAAACAGCCGGAGCTTGGCACCGCCGTACCGTTAATTGCCGCCCAGATATAAAACCTGCCTGTGCCGCCCGACGTTTTGTCAACTTGGATAGAAAACTGCACGCTATAAATAGCAGGCCGCGAGACCTTGACCTTGCTGCTATCCGTCGGATCTAAGTACACACCGTAATTGTTATCCGTCGTGTTGTACGTAATCGCGGTCGCAGTGTTGATCGCTGTCGCCGCTTGCGTCGTCGTGTCTTGGAACGAGCCATAGTTCACAGGCGTGAGCTCAGGCGCTCGCGGTGCCAGCTCTAGCGCCTGCACACGCGATTGCGTAGCTGCCAGCTCTGCCTCGGTAGCGGCGTCGCTATAGGGCGCAAGTTCCAGATCCGCAAGCGATACGGCAGTCGTTCCGCCTCCTGTCAGTTGGAACTGATTATTAAGAAAACGAAACCACTCGCGCGAAATAAGCCCTGTCCGCTCATCAATGAACGGAACGCGTGGCGCTGGGATGTTAGTCGTGTTAGGCACTGGTTCCCGCAATCCTTAGTTCAGCACCCATAATCGCTGTGACCATCGGGTCCGCAGCACTTAGCTCATAGACGCGATCTCGTGACTTGAGCGTCGCGCCAAGGCGACGCCAAATAACGCGAGTCTGCGTGGCGCCAATCGGCCCCAGCGACTCCCAGCGCTCATTGCTCCACGTATGACCGCCATCGTCAGACCAACGCAGCATAACCTGCGGGTTCTCAACGCTGTTGCTGTACGCCGTCTCAAGTCCCAAGCGACCGATGTCTTCTTGTAAGATTAAGCCCGGCGCTTGTTGCGCCAAGAAGCCATCGTCATCGTACAACCCACCCACACCCGTTTGGCAGTCAAGCTGCAACTGGTAGTGGATCGTGCGCGTGAGGTTGTTTTGGCCGGTAGGCAGCGCGCGCCAACGACGCAGCCATTTTTGTAGCTGATCGTTGTCGCGGAAATACTCTAAGTCAAACTCATAGAGCCGGCCATTCTCAAAGTCACCGACGATGGGTCGGCCATTAAACCGAGCGTGGCAGTTCGAGCGATGACGCTTGAACATACCGTTTACAAACGCAGCACGCTCGTGCCAAGCGCCTGTCGCAACGTCGAACACCCAAGTGGTGTCGGCGCTCGGGAAGATAAGCACGTAGAACGCGTGACCGTCCTGTTGATAGGTGTATGCAATCGCGTCGGACATGTTGTCGTACTGCTGGATGGCGTACTCTACGGCGTGCGTTGAGACGCGAACACCTTGGTAGCCATTAGCGCGGTAGACGACACCTTGACCGCGTGCGTCGGCGCCGAGCCAGAACACGCTGTTGTCGAGTTTGGCAACGGAGTATGGCGCAACGCAGCCAATCTCGTTATAGGCGCCTTGGATGCGCTCTAAAGGAAAGTCGGGATTGCCTGAGTTGTACCAAACTTCGGTAGAGTTAGTGCCAAATAGCCACGCTTCACGATGGTCAATGATCAAAGATACCAAGCCGTCAGGCGAGCCTTCGGCGCTGGCAAAGTCAAGCGGATCGACTGACAGACCATCTAGCAGCGCGGTGATCCACACACGTTGGCTGTTAGGCTCGTTAAAAACAAAGTAACCGTCTAAATAACCGACGTTCACAGCGCCTGGAAAGTCAGGGTCGGTAATCTGCGCAAATACATTGGTCGTGAAGTTGTAGATGTATCCATCTGGGTTACAGGCTACAAAAAGCTGCAAGCCGTTATCGGCCATTGACACAGGTCCAGTGCCTGTGATGTCACCGAGCTTCGTAATGTTGAGCGCCGCATCGACCTTGTAGAGCTCGCTACCCGAGGCGACATAAAGCACGCCTTCCACAGACCATAGACCACGAATTGGACCACTGCCAACGGTCGTGTAAAGACGCATGCCAGGGCAACGCTGCAAATACGCAGGCTCCTTGCCTCCCTCGGGGATAACCTCGGGGTACAAGTTGACCATCCGATTGTCGGCGGCATTAACGCTGCGAACAACGTATGACGACCCGAGAATCGGCGTTTTCATCAATAATTACCGGCGTAAATGTTGTAGCGGTTGCGGCGCGCCATGAGGCTATACGGCATCGACATGACATCGCGCGGGTTATTGATACGCTTCAAGTTGCGCTTGCTTGCCATCGCAATGCGCTGCACTTGCGGTGTCGGCTCAACGCCAAACTCGGGCGCAAGCTCCATCGCTAAGTTAAAACGGAACGCGCGCAAATAGCCCGGTGGCATCAAGATCTCGGTATCCAACGCGACCGGATCTAAGAGCTTCTGCACCGAGATGAAGTGAAACTCCAACGTGCGGCTCGGTACTGGATATACCGACATAGATATATTCGGGTAGGTCATATTGACAAACATCACCTGCGGATAAGTGCTCTGCACCGTCTTGACCGCGATGTTGTTATATTGCAACTGATTGATGAACTTAATGCCGTACGCCACATTGGTCGTGGGGTCACGGAAGAAGGTCGAGTCTTCAAGCAAGATCGGGCGCTGTTGAGCAGGCGTGTTGCCGTCTTCCAACGCTAGATACGAGTCGTCTTGCGTAATAATCGGCACCTCGCTTTGGGTGCCCATTACGTAGAGAAAATCACCCGTCGGACCAAGCGTTTGAATACGCTCGCCGGCAGGCCAGAAGTAGCTTTGATCCTGCGTACAGAACACGGCTAATCGTTCCGTGTTCCAGCTATCGACCATCTGGTCAAAGGCGGCAAGCGCGTCCTGCGACATCTGTGCGGAGGGCGTCTCGCCCTCGGCCAAGATACCTAGCAGACGTAAAGCCCCGTTAATCTGATCGCCTGCGGTTGCCATGACTTATTCTTTCCTCTTGCGACGGGCTTTCAATTCATTTCCGACCGAAACGGATTCGGACGGCGCAGAAGTTTCCTCCTGCACCGCCCGCTCCGAGGGGTCGTACTCTTCCCATCCGTTCTCATAGTCCATCGCTACTTCCAAATCGGAGATAGCGACTTTTGTCCCATGAACGGGATGTCGAAGGTAGAAGTGCATAGTTACGGAAGCATACCGTAAGTTTGCAGTTTGCTCTCCAACTCCGCCACGCGAGTCTGAAGATTGGCGATAACAGCCAGCACCGTGTTGCCTTCGTCTTTAGTGACAAAGCCAAACGCACTGCTGTTAACCAGATCCTGAATCGCGAAGTCGGGGGTGACAGGAGCGGTGGACGTGATCGTGGTCAGCGCCGCCGTGTTCGCAGCCACTTCCGGGACGAAGCGAGCCCCGTCCAAAAGCTGATCTGCGTAGGCGACACCAATCGGCTTGGTGTTAGGCATGAGCGTAGTCCTCTAGGCAGTGCCCCCTACGGTATCACCCGTAGGGGGCGTTTGCTAT